AAGATATGATTTGCTTATAGAGTATATAGGAGAAGTTGTACAAGGAGAAATAAATGAGCAAACCTGAACGTATCCTGAAGAGGATGATCGAACGCATTGAAGAGTGCAGTCAAAGCTGGGTTATGCCTTGGCATCAGACCAATTTCAGTATGCCGATCAGCATTCAAGGTTATCAGTATCAAGGATTAAATTCGATATGGCTTTGGATGTGTAAAGAAATGCAAGGCTATTCATCTAATCAATGGGGAACCTATCAGCAATGGAAAGCAATCGGTGGCAATCTTGGTGGACAATCAGCAACAGCATTTGACCAGTACATATTACAGCCAAAGATAAATGTTGACGACGACGACAATAAATATCTTAAAGGATTTAAATCATGGGCAGTATTCAATCGTGACCAGGTCAAAGGTCTTTCAAAGATTGAAGAGGACCAGCCATTTGAAACTGTCTACTCAGTAGATCCTGACACAAGACATTCAGTTAATTCTTATATCTTGTTAACCAATGCAGTCATCGTACATAAAGAAAACAAGGCTTATTACCGACCATCAACAGACATAATTAACATGCCTGAAGTTAATAAATTTAAAGATGAACTGTATTACTATTCAACTTTGTTCCACGAGTTATCTCATTGGAGTGGAGCAAAGCATAGATTAAATAGAAACTTCTCATGCAAGAGAAAAGACTATGCGTTTGAAGAACTGATTGCTGAAATGACATCAGCATTTCTATCAGCACAATTAGGTATTGCATCACAACCAACTGAAGAATGTATTACCTATATGAAATCTTGGATCGAAGCAATGAAAGAACAACCCAAGATACTTTGGGATGCTATATCACATGCCAAAGATTCAATGAATTACTGCAATAATTTACAGCAACTTAACCAAAAAAAGGTTGCTTAAAGTGTTGCATTAATGCAGTATAATAGTATTAAACATAGCCAAGGAGGGCAATTAAATGCATCAAATAAAATTAAAAGATCTACTCGATCTGGATGACCATCAGAAATTAGCTGACTGTTTAACACATTCAACTGATGATCCACTCACTGTCATAAGGTTTGTTGATAAATTCAAGGAACTTTTTCCAGCAATTCAAATGCCATTCTACAACCTAGAAGTAGAAGCCAATGCCAAGCTCGATGCTGAAGCTGAATTTTTTTATGCTGAAGAAGAACGAAGAGCAGAAGAAGCTGAAGCGAGAATGATAATGGAATCCAAAGATAGGAGGGTCGCATGACAGCAGAAGTAATTGACATCAATGATCGCAAAGAAAAGTTTGATCGTATAAAAATAGAACTTAGTTGTACGATTACTTTCGAAGATCTTATCAGTAAAAATAATACTCATGTTCATGAAGAAATGGATAAACAAATATCAGACATGATGAAACTGATAGAAGATTATATGTCAGGATATAATCTGTCTATTGAACGAGGTCATTACTCTGGAAATTTAATCAACAAACAATAGTTATGAGGGAATGGTTTGAGATCTAAGCAAATCTAATGAACGATAGTAAGCCTTAGGTAGTCCCACATAAATTCCCTCACCAATTTTCTCCCAACTACTAGGTGGGTTAATCCCACCTAGATTTTCTTGATTCAAATATGACACCCAATATCTTTTCATCCTTTGTAATCTTATGAGGTTCAAAGTTTGGGTTCGTACTCTTTGGTATTAGAAGTTTACCGTCAGCTAATTTCCAAATTAATATTTTATCTTTCTCTTTAATAGCAATCAAATCATTTATCTCAGGTTTCTTTTCTTCCACCAAGATATAATCACCAGGCATTATGCCACCAAGATTATAGCTTTCAGTAAGAACAAGATATCCATTAACAACTCCAGTTTGTTTTGATATAGCTACTCGATCTACGAGTGTATCATTGTCCATTATATTTATCCATCTTAATTCTGATTTATCATCAGCGATTTCTAAATTCGGTTGAGTACCAGCTACATCAGACAGCTTTGCTATTGTTGTAAGAGATGGCAGATAATCATGTTGATTATTTAAAAATCTAGTTATGTTTGTAGGTGAAGTCTTCGCTTTGGTTGCCCACTCTCTAGCTGTCCACCCATTTTGGTCTAGAACTTGACGCATCCAAACCCTGATTTTATTTTTATTAGAGTTGTCCATTCTCTTATTCCCTTACTCGATTTTATATAGTATTTAAATTTTCTTTGTAAGACACAAATCTTATTTAAAAATTTGATTGTTCTACATTCTTTACAGATATAATTCCACAAAAAAATTATTGGTGGTGAATTAAGTCTGTAAGTATATAACCCCCAACCCCAAATTGTCCTTACTCTATTTTCCCATTTCATTCCCAAGCCATTTCTTGTTTTATATTTCCATTCAGCAAGACATGAAAAAGGATTATAATTATTTAAGGTAAATCCCCTATAAGCTGGGTATTCTTCTCCAGTTGGTGCATTTATCCATCTTTTTTGTCCCTTCCAATAACTTAACTGACTGTTTAAAGTAATGTTTTTTGAAAGGCAATCGTTGATTAAATATTCATATGTAATTACATTATTCATTGTTCTCTCTTTCTTTTTATTAATTAATGCATTATTGCAAGTCTAAAAATTCTTGTCAATACTGCATTTATGCATTAGTATATGGGTATGACACCATATATAGTATCACTAATAAAATTGTCGACTGAAAATCAGGTACCAATCCTTGAAGCTTTTAAGCTAAGTGGAGTGCCGACGTCGACATATTATAGAGCAGTAAAAGGAGCAGAGTTAAAGCATCAAACAGCAGAAAAGGTTGAAGATGCGATTTACATTTACTCATTACAAAAAACCAGTACCAGTAACGGATAATTGGCAGAGAATAGTTAATGACTTGCGTAAGTACAGAAATGAGAAAGGTATCAGCCAAGAAAATCTAGCTGGTGAGATGGGTATTGAACCAAGTCTAATGCAGAAGTGGGAAACTTATAAGCGAGTTCCCTCTGGGTTTATGCTCTCTTGTTGGCTTGATGCTTTAGAGTTAGGAATAAGAATTGAGAAACTCAAATAAAAGAAAAGGAACTTATCACGAGTGTTGGTGGACAGACCTACTCAACAAGTGGGGATGGAAAGCAAAGCGACAGCCGATGTCGGGACAACTGGAAGAATTTCCTGGTGATATACTGATCCAGCTTGACAGACAAAAGCTGATTGTCGAATCCAAATACCAGACCGATGGTAAAGGCTGGTCATTCATAAATAAAATTCTCAGAAAAAATAATAAGAAGTATGCAAAGGATATTCTTGTGATGAAACAGAGATCAGGTGAAGCCTATCTCTGTGTGAATATAAATAATAAAGCAGCACTTAAAATATTAAGGAGGATTGTATGACAGATCATGAAGCAATTAAAATTATTGAAAATGTACTAAAAAAAGTTCACCTAAAAAATGGAGAAGAAAAAGAATTTTCTTTAAGAGGTAAAACAAAAAATGAAAAAGCATGGCGAAAAGTAATGTGGCTTTTAAAAGTATTTTATGATTGTGGAGTTATTAAATGAGTAAGATAGAAGATATTAAAAAAGTTATAGAGAGTAATTGGTATCCATTTAAAATTGATGATGAAGAATATCATCTTGAAGTCCGTGTATGTTTCGACACTTCTCAAGTAAGAGTTTGTGTCTGGGATTGGAATAAAGAATATAATCAAATCGGTAGTCAAATTACTAATGAATGGAAGATTTGCAAATGAAAGTATTAATCGGTTGTGAAACATCAGGCATTGTTCGCGAAGCATTTATCGAACAAGGTCACGATGCTTGGTCTTGTGATGTACTTCCATCAGATGACCAGACAAACAGACATATCCAAGATGATGTACTGAATGTATTAAAGTCAGACAACTGGGATATGTTAATGGTGGCGCATCCTCCATGCACAAGACTATGTAACTCAGGTGTTAGATGGTTGCACAAAGCACCACCAAACAAAACACTAGGTCAAATGTGGGATGAGTTAGAGAAGGGAGCCAAGTTATTCTCATCTCTTCTTAATGCTGACGTACCAAGAGTGGCCGTAGAAAATCCAGTAATGCACAAACACGCAAAGCAAAGGATCGAAAACTACCAGCCATTCTCTCAAAGCATACAGCCTTGGCAGTTTGCAACTGACGACGACAGTTCTGACAATGTAAAGAAGAGAACTTGTCTATGGCTCAAGAACCTACCCAAACTCATACCAACTGGCAATGTCAATGGCAGTACAGCAAGAGATGAATGCCATAAAGTACCACCATCCAAAGACCGGTGGAAGATACGCAGTAAATTTTATCATGGCATTGCAAGGGCAATGGCAATTCAATGGGGAGATATGAACTATGTCTAAAGTAATTGTACCAACAGAGAAATGGGTTGGTTTATATGCAGATATAGCTAACTACATTTTAGAATACGCATCATCTGATCCAGTAGTTATGGAAGATAATAATGGTAGTCTTGTTTACACACCTGAAAAGCAAGATGAATTTGAAAGTCTTGTAGATGATGTTGAAAATATTATGTCAGGATATCTAACTAAAGGGGAGATATAAAAAACCCTCTCAGCGTTAGGGAACTGAGAGGGTCGAAAGGAACAGAGCTAAAGCTCTATCGAGAGGAACAACTAACTAATACCAAATGCATTAATGCATTACAAGAGGAAAATTAAATGAGCTTTAAAAGAATTAGTGCATCAATGGAAATGAACATAGCCGATGGCTTAGCCAAATGGGTTCTTGTTACATTGGCACATCACGAACACAGTCGTTCTGGTCACTGCTATCCTTCTATTGATAGGCTTGTAAAGGTAACTGGACTCTCAAGAAGTACGGTGATGCGCTGTCTTAAAAAGTTAGTAGACCTACAGCTAATCAGGAAACATCCTGATCGTGGCAAGTCTACTCATTATGAGTTTCTATTCGAATATAAAGTTGTTCGTTTAGATAGTAAGGGGTGTCTGACAGACACCACACCAGTGTCAGACAGACACCCTAATAGAGAAGTAATAAAGAAAGACGTCGGCAGTGGCAATCAAGTTGTAGAACTTTTAGCTACATGGTTTCCAAGTGCCGAGCAACAACGATTATTAAACATTGAGTTCGGAGAAATAGATCATGCTAAAGAAATTATCAAGTATCGAAACAAATATAAGAAACAAACCATCGTCAACTTCTATTCCCATTACAAAGTTTGGTGCAGTTACATCAATCAGTTTGAACGAGCAAGAGAGAACAACAGCCATAACAAACTTAATAAACCAAAGTCCTTTGGAAGTGGACAAAAGGCTTCGCTTACAAATTCGGTCCGATCTATCTTACAAGGTTGAGTTCAATGAAAGATATGATAACCACCAGGGCAATGTCATTCTTAATAGTATTGATATAGAGAATGATAACCTTGATGAATTAAACAAAGCATTGGTAACTGTTACCAAATCCTTAATGCCTTTATCAGATGAAGAGCTATTAAATAGATTAACTATTATGATGGCTGTCCAAAACAAACAGAACATGGCTGATGATGACCTGACTTTAAAGATTAAATCTTTCATACAATTAATTAATTATCAGGACCAAATACCAGCCGACATTATTATTAATGCGATTGATTATTTAACACGCAATCTTAAATGGTATCCATCCTATTCAGAGATCAAAGAGAAGTGTTCTCATATGCATGGTATTAGAATAAAACTGCGTGATGAACTGCATAAACGCATTAATTCACTTGCATTTGATAACTAAATGATGCATAAATATAAATAGAAGAGGAACAATATTATGGAAAATAAAATAGAAAAAGGAATACCTATTCCCTCACAAGGAAGAGGAAAATATAAACGTCTTGCAGATGAAATGAAAGTTGGTGACAGTGTTTTATTTATCGATAAAGGGGTTGGATATACAAAAGAATTTGCAAATATAAATGCTACTAAATTAACTTCGGCTTTAAGAAAAAATGGTATGAAAGCTTGTCAAAGAATAATGAAAAAATCAGATAATGAGCCTACAGAAACAAGAGTTTGGAGAACAGAATGAATAGAAAAGGTTTTATCGGTGGTTCTGACGTCGTCAAGATACAAGATCCGAGTGAATGGTTTAAACTATGGGAAATAAAAACTGGGCGCAGAGAGTCCGAGGATCTATCAGATGTTCTTGCTGTTCAGATGGGTGTGAACACAGAAGATTTTAATATCAACTGGTTCTTTAAGATGATGGGTGATGCTGTCAAAAGACCTGAAGAAAAACACCGAGAACATAAACAATCTACATTTGAATTACAATGTGATGGTGTTCCATTAAAAGGAACAGTAGACTTTGCTAGTATATTAGGAAGCTACATTATTGAATGTAAGCATACCTATGAAGCAAACACAATGCATCGTGTTCGTGAACAGTATATGCCACAAGTACAAACCTATATGTATCTTAGTGGTTTACCTAAATGTTACCTCTCAGTATTCTTTGGCAATAATAAATATGATTGTCTTGAGATAGAATATAACGAGGAATATTTCGATGAGATTATGAAACGAGTAGTCCAGTTCTGGTCTTATGTCAAAGAAGATGAAGCACCACCAATGGGTGAAACGAAACTTAAAATAGTACCAACAGATAAGATTGTTGTCGATGGTAAGGTAGCTAAGAATATGGTGGGTAATAATTACTGGACCAGTATGGTTGACCAGTACATCGAGAACAAACCATCACATGAATTATTTGAAGATGCAAAAAAAGAAATTCTCAAAACACTTGAGAGTAATGAACGATCAGTTTACTGCGACAGATTAGAAGTAGTACGCAGTAAATCAGGTCGACGTAATATTAACTTAATCAATAACAAAGAGGACGTAGCATAGACTACATCCTCTTTACAACTGTGCCAAGGAGTGACCAGTTATGAAACAAAATAACACAGTAACAAATTTAGAACAAGCACCGAAAGGTTCTAAACCTTCTAGTAATCCACAACATACATTGGCATCTGCTTATCTAGCATTTCAAAAGCTAAATGTTTCAGTGGATAAAGATATGACAAATCCATTTCATAAAAATAAATACTCATCTTTAGAAGCATGTTTAAAAGCATGTCGAGAAGCTAATCAGTTTGGTTTAATTCATTACTATGAAACAACTATAACAGAGAATGGTAATGTAATTATCACTGCTGTTATGGAACATTCTGGCACTAGAGAAAAGCGAATGGTATCAGTTCCAGTTTCTTGTAAAGACAAAAGCAATCCACAACAATTAGGTGGTGGTATTACTTATGCCAAACGATACTCAATACAAGCATTGTTTGCCCTTCCATCAGAAGATGACGACGGCAACGTAGCATCAGGTGTTGGTAGCAAACCATCTACTGATGACATCAAAACCAAGAACCCATTACAAAATAATATTTAAAGGAGCAATCTATGGAAGAAAAAAAAGAATATGACGACACCAATCGTGGTGCTATGTATCAGCCAAGAAAAGACCAGCTGTTAAGAGCTATTGGTAAGATCGACGACAATGGTGTTGAAGAACACTATGCTTTTATTAGGCAAGAAACACAAGATGGTAAAGAGTATTTCAATATCTTTAAAAATGTTGGAAAAATTTTCCTTGAACATAGTGACAATCCTAAAGCACCTAAATACAAAGGTTATTTTGAGGAAAGAAGAATATCTATGTGGGTCAAAGAATTTCCTCAAACAAGGAGAGATGGAACAGCACATAATCAAGCTGGTGTAAAATTTATCAGTTGTGAAATCCAAGATAAATATGAAGGCAATGTCGTCGACATAAAGACAAATGAAGATCAATCAACTGAAGATAAAGTTAAAGAGATTGAAAATTCTTTTAATAATAACGAAGAGGAAGAAGATGAAATCCCATTCTAGTATTCCTGATAAATCTAAATCTTATGTTGATATGTTAAATCTTACATCTATTGATGAGCTTACAGATTATCTAAGAGATAAAGCTGGTAATCAAAACAAAGCAAGATTAAATAGTGAAAGCATTAGAAGGATTATAAGAAAACATAAGATTGATATACTAACTATAGCTGGTGTAAAGTTTCTTACACCTTATTCAGTTGACAAATTTATGGAGAAACAAACAAAATGCTACGGCTCTATAAGAGAGGAGAAATCTACCATCTCGACGGCACCGTTACGTGTGGTAACAAAAGACAAATCGTTAGACAAACTACACGATGCAATCGAAGACGTGAAGCAGAAAAGGTAGCTTTCGAAGTCGAACAAAAAATAATAGCCGAGCTAAAAGAGGGAGCATCTGGTCGTGGCCGGATGCTTTCTTTTACTGATGCTTGTACACAGTGGATTCAGTATTCAAAACCTT